GATAATCCGCGGCTTTCAGGGCTTGTGCTCGCGACACCGTCGAGCGATGTCATCCAGGCGTGTGGACGCATCTTGCGCGGTGGCAGCGGAAACGACCCCGTGATTGTAGACGTAGTAGACCAGTATTCACTTTTTATTTCCCAAGTCGCGAAGCGAAAGGCTTTTTACAGACGCATTGGTTTCAATATGGGCAAAGACGCCGCTCCTGCTCAAAAGATAGAAGAGCAACTCGGGTCCATGTTCATTGACGATGACTGATATCGACAACTCAAACAATTTATAGAGGACTTTCATGTGTGTAATAAAAATGACTACTTTGAACGAGATACGTAAAAATGCAGTAGAAACGCTACAGACAGGAAAAGTCGTTGACCAATACAATTGGAATGTTTTGTGCACTATGCTGAAAACATTTCCATGCTCTGATGATTTCTCGACGGACGATTTGTTTCAGATAATGACTCAATGTTGTGACATGTGCCAAAGGGATGAGGAACATCATCACCATGAGGAGCATGGCTCGTGTTGTAAACAGTGTGCGCAAGAAAGAGAAAACGCGGAGGATGTCATACCATTTATCATGAAGAATTATTATCACGCGCATAAGAGACAATACGACGACGCCACTGACATATGGTTTGCGCACGACGAAACCCCCGTTATATATAACTACGAAATTGTCGAGTGTTTGCCACGTAAGATTGATTTCTCTGAATTATGCAAAGATACCTGCGCAATCTGTAGTCGTCTTATACCCCCTGGAGAAGTCGAAAATAATTTGAGTTACATCGTATAGCATATTGACAAGCATGTTCATTTCGAAAGTTATGTGAATATAATTCGAAACTAAGATGTAAAATGTAATAAATCACTCAAAATTCTTCAAAATCGGAATCTGAACCTTCCTCCTCGGGATCAGATGCGCCAACAACGTCCTTAGCAGCCGTCTCAAAATCTTGGAGGCCAGTCTGTACTTCCTTTACGAAAGAAGAGGTGGACGCGGACAGCATCGGCTCCCGCTCTGCGTCCAGACCGGATGCTACGCCCTGTGCATACACGCTGGAAGCTAGGGCACCTTTTTCTACCTCGGTCTCACTGTCCTTAGAAGACATCTTCTTCCAGAGGAAAAACCCGCCGATAAGGACTAGGAGGACCACTGCGAAGATCACTGGCTTGGGCACTGAACTGATAAAATCCTGGATTTGCTCGACGAATTGCATCTCGTATATCTTTACACAGTTATTTTTATTTCGAAAATAAACGCAAACTTAATAATCATTAATAACATAAGCATCGTCGGTATATTCATCCTGGAAGATGAAATTGTCAGAATCATTGAATGCCTCCATCTCTTCGTCGTAAGTCATGTAGGGCTCCTGCTCCTCGTATTCCATCTGGTCAATCTCGCCATACTGCTCGGACTCAGAGTCGTACTCGTTGTAGTAGGTAGGGGAAGACATTGTGAATGAATGTTTTTAATTATACATTTGGGGTAACTCGGGTTTCCTTATATAGATTTTTGGCTAATGTCATTTGACCCAGGAAATGCCCCAGGAGTCATTCGACCCCGTACGACACGTCATCCTGAAGATTCTAACCAAAAAAATATTGATTCTAAGTATAATGTGGCAGTTCTTGTTACTGGCGATGTTGGCGCTTATCGCATTCCTCGTTATACGCAAGCAGGCGAAGAAAAAAAATCCCAGAAATGTCGCGAGTAAACAGCTAATCGAAAAATCTGATATCGCCGATATTTTTGGGGAAGACTTGTTAGATACATTTAAAACTCGGTAACCATTAACGTAGAAAAACCCTGCTGAGGACGTTCACTGCTAAAACGGTGATGCAGATCTGTTTGGTCTTTTTTTGCATGTTTCTCATTTCGTTTTCGAAGGACTCTCGCATGAGTTGCATCTCATTCTCGATCCCTTTTCCGTGGCTGTCGATTATCCCGTGCATAACCTTGATTTCCTGTGTTACAGCATTTCCGTGATAGTCGATCTCGGAACCTATATTTGCAATCTTACTGGGGAACGAAATTATAGAGTTCATTTGTTATTTTTATTATTAACGTTATTATTATTTTCTTTAAGTTTTTCCACGTTCACCACAACTCTAGAGGGACGTCTGATACGGGTCTTCCCCTCGGTTTTGTAGATTCTGTATGACATCAGTATGTCGAATAATTCTTCCTCGGTCGGCAATTCTTCCATAACTTTTTCAATTATCTTATCTCTATGGTGGTCACGTATTCCCTTAAGCGCGTATATCCGCTTCCTTACCTTATCAAGGTAGTCGTTCAGATCCTCGCTCGCTTCATTTTTGATGTCTTCGACGGTCTTACCTTTTGGAGGTGTCGAGGAATATTTTGACGTGAAATGTTTAGATACGAATACCTTATCAACGTCCTCGTTGGTCAACGCCGGGGCATAATATTTTACCCAGCTCTTGGCCCAGTCTATTTGCTTTTCAACGCAAAACGTGTATCTGATGGTGATCGTCGTTGTCATTTACTATACGCATAGATTTATTTAATCAATGAAAATGTGTTTTGTCGATACAAAGAATATGTCATATTGACAAACGAATTACTTAACAAAATGTATATATTGAACTCTAAAAATGTCGGTCATCCAAATCCCCACAGACATCAATATTTCCACACTTCATCCACGTGTTATTGATCTTTTTAAGAAACCTCAATACGCCCAGCGGACACCGGAGTGGTATGAAGTGCGTAAGACTCTCATGACTGCGTCGGAATCATCTTCTGCTCTCGGTATAAAACCGTTCAATGGGTTTCGCGGTTGTCCGAGGGAGGATCTTCTCATGAAAAAGTTGAACGTAGTCCCAGTTCTCGGCATGGCGCTGCAGCACGGAGTGAAGTATGAAACAGAGGCAGCGGAACTTGCAATGAGTATACTCGGAGAGCGAATGTTCGAGTTCGGATTGATCGTGCACGATGAGTACCCATGGCTGGCGGCGTCACCAGACGGAATCACCGCAAGAGGATATTGTGTGGAGATCAAGTGCCCACTCAGGAGGAAGATCGTCCCAGGGGAAGTGCCACACCACTATTACCCCCAAATCCAGGTGCAGATGGAGGTGTGTAACGTGGATTTCTGTTATTTCATTCAATATAAGCCTGGATTCATGAACGACGGTGGGAAGCCGTTCATAGACATCGTGGTGGTGGAAAGGGACAGGCTGTGGTTCGAAGCTCGCAAAAACATCCTACTCGGATTTTATACCGAACTTATGGAGAGGAAGAAGACACACGTATCCGTTACTGAGGAAGCGAGCATCACCGAAGACATCGCAGAGGGTCTCTACGACGTGGAGCGCGAACCGTACGAGAGAGAATACGACGATGACTCTGAACCAGAGGTCGTTATCGAATGCGCAATTTCCGAAGAATTGTATTAATTTTTTAAAAAAAATAATATTTAGAGTTACATATAAAGATATTATGTTTGAAAATGTTGCAATTAGGATTTTGGTTGCTATTGTAATCATCGCACTTGGCTTCATGGTCCTAAAATTCCTTAGTGCGGAAAAGGAAAACCCCGTAGTAGAATACAGGGCACCCGCCAACAGGAAGATGCAAATACGCGCCAAGCTGAACTTGCCCAAGGGTATTCTCAAGAGGGAGGGTGCTCCAACCACCCAAAACAACGTTTCATTCGCCCCATCGGCGATAGATGCGACCCTTTCAGAGTACGGCGCCTGGGATACGAATCGTAATTCGTCGTCCGGCATCATGAACAATTTGAATTCTGTGGACGCTCTCACGTCTGGACAGATGGTACCACCAATGACAACTCCTCCCATGCAAAACGTCAATGCTCTGCCAGCCGTACCTCTCATAGACGGTTATTCTGGTGATGATGGCGACCTGTTCGGCAGTGAGCTTTGATTTATTCTATTTTCTTTAATATTTGCGACATTCTTGAAGCACCGATTTTAAATGCCTTTTTAAGAACTTTCGGATTTTTGAAATCTAACACCGTTATTTTTCCAACATCAATTGATATAACGTTAGAGTCTGGTGAATACCTGTCGCGCGTCGAAATGGCTATCAGGCTCGTGAAAAATTTATCGATGCTGTTTATGTCTTTAGGAGTACTATATTCGGCAGAATCATATCTAATCCCGAGCGTGTTATTCGTTGTATCAAGGTTATTGACATAGTCTATAGGAAACGCGTCCGTCAAAGCGCCATCTACATACAGTTCTCCCTCGTGGCGAACTGCAGAGAAAAATATCGGAAGGCTGCAACTCATGCGAATAGCTGTTTTCACATCGAAGTCGGGAGTTTCGGTAGGGGAAAAGTACTTGGCAGACAGAGTTGACATGTTCGTCGCGCAAATTATCAGCGTCATTCCGGTCTCTTCATAAATGCTCTTGAACGTGTGAGACCTATCCCCGAGAACGATGTCTATCCATCTCGACAGATGGGCCCCAGAATCTATACCGAACGCATTTGAGAAATTGCCAATATCAATAGATGGCACGTATATTTCATTGGCGAATGCCTTGCACATCTCCACACAATTCCTGTTCAAAGCCACGCCTGTTGCGACAATCGCCCCTGCCGAGGTTCCCGCGACAGTTCTTAAATCCTTAAGGTGTCCATTCTTCCGGAGAATATGTATCGCCCCTAGACCCGCCATACTTTTAGCACCTCCGCCGGCTATGACAAGAGAGTCGAGCTTCCTCACGGAAAGATTGTATGGTGTACAGGTTGCCATTCTTGTACTACAACCATATTTTTTAAAAAAACACCAAACGCATATTCTATCCAAATGTCATTTGACCCCGGTAACATCCGGGCTATATATGTACACTCTGATGAGCATTGGCCAACACACACATATGCTATCTTGTCTATTCGGTTCTTGCTTCAAGAGATCCAAGTCAATGGTGCTCACCGTCGACGAACTGCTCGACGCTACGGCACCCGCCATGGGTGATGCAAATGATACCCAAAGATACAAGAGTATTAGGAAGATCGGATCTGGTGGGTTCGCCAAGGTGTGGAAAGCGATTGATACCCACACCAAGGAATATGTGGCGATGAAGGTTTCTTCTTCGCGTTCTTCGAATAACGTTCTGGAGAAGGAGTTTTATATCCTTAGGAAAATGAACAATCCTCACGTCATCTCGCCGATTGCGTTTTATTACGACCA